GGTAAGCACTAACTGCACCGCCGTAAGCAATACCTAGCCCACCATATTGACCGGTTATGCCAGTCAATGCAGTATTGGTATTGATCAATGCAGTGTTCAAGTTTTGTGTATTGATTGCGTTGCTCGATCAGTTCTTTTATGTAAGCCTGAGCCTTTGCACGACGAGCCGCGAGGCTTCCGCCATCTTCTTTGTGAATTGGGCCGCCGTCCGAAAAATATTTTGGCCCATCATCATGGGTTTCTTTTATTTCTTTCACCCAACGATCTGGGATTTCTTCGTATGTTGTCCCAACATATGCACCTTTTGGGTTGGGGTGTTTATTCATAAAATCAATAAACGGATCGTCGTGGGTCGACTCATCGTCGTCACCTCCGTAGCCCATGTCCGGAGAAATATGTTCATAATGGCTGGCAGGAACTCTAAATTTTGTTGTTGTTTTGTTTTTCGACGTAACAAAATTCGATGGCGCATCAATCGCAGCAAAAACTCCATATTCCCCCTGAAGTCTATTTTTCCTTATGGATTGGCCTTTATGTCCAGGAGTTTCGTGGTGCAAAACGATGCCGTCGGGATAATGCTTTTTCAAATAATTTATGAAAAGCTGTTGCTCCCTTGAAATACGACCACCGCTCTCTTTGTGAATGAGGCCACCATCAGATTTATTCGGAACGTCCTCGTCGGGCAAATCAGGGAAAAGGTCTGTTTGTTGTTGACGAAGCCCGTATTGCTGGTTTCTGTTTTTCAAACCATCAATCAATTCATCGTTATTTCCGAAAAACATATTCAATGGGCTAATTTCAGGATCCCTCGCTGAACGAAGGCCTATTGATCTGAGAAGCTTCGAGTATTCCTCGTCGGACATTGCTTTTGCGTTGAAAACCGCAGTTTGTTTATTCAACGCGCTCTTCTTTGGTCGACCGCCACGAGCGAGGCCGATCTTGATAGGCTTCATCGAACGTGCGAGGCGAAGGATGTCTTTTGTCATTGTGGGTTATTCCCTGTAATGGCGGGGATGACACTACCGAGGAGCCGAACAATCTCGTCCTCGCTTTCAGGATGCACGGCGAGGTTCTGCGCAAGATCAATCATTTGAATGCGCTCTTTCGCAAGCATTTCCTGCTCTTCGACTTGGCTGTCGCGCAGACCTTTTTGCATGTTGGCTTTCAACGAAGCTGCCTTGATTTGGGTGTCCATCATCTTGGCATCTGCGAGCTGCTTTTTGATTTGAATATCCGCAGCGTCCTTTTCGGTTGGCCCTTGCTGTTCGCCACCCGCGAGACCCTCTTGCTGTGCCTTGGCCATGTCGATCTGAAGACGTCCCTGATCCAACGCAATCCGAGCCTGAGCTTCGGCCTGTTTCGTGTCGGCATCCTGCTTCTTTATCTGCATCTCGGCCATTTCCTTCTGCATCTCAGGAGGAGGAGAGCCTTGCGCCTCTGGTGGGATCATGAACTGCTCAGGGTTCGACCAACCCACCGCCTTCAACGCCGCCGTGTCAATCGCGATCGGGTCGTAGAGCGTTGGGTTCGAGGCCTGAATTTGTTTCAACGCCATGATCTTCATCAACCGTTGCGTCTGGCTCGCGGTGTTTGGGTCAGCTTGAGGAACGAGGTCGACCTGATTCACGCCACGCAGGAAGGTTTCCTGATCCCAAGCACGAGCTGGCTTGCGGTTCTGTTGCCAGAAGCTCTCAGGGTTCTCCTTGAAACAACGCACAAGCATCGCGAACTCCTCGGCCTGAGAGGCATGCATCCGCTTGTGAACAGCATTGAGAACCTTGGTGGCTTGATCGATCATGGCGATTGTGGTGCCGACAGGAGCGTCCGACCGACCTTCGCCCACGGCTGCTTCGGCTGTGCCGCCGAGGCGCATGCCTGTTTGGGCCATGTTCTCGATGAGGGCCATCAATGTCTGAGACGGTTCTTTGTATGGCAGAGGCATGATGGCTTGATTGATTGGCATACCGCCTGTTTTCACCAACGCTCCGCCTCCAGGAGGCACACGGAAGATGTTCGTGTTCTGCCTTGCGCCAGTGTCGGCATACAAAAATCCAGGGAAGTTGGCATACATTCCCGCATCCAACAGCTCTCTTTGCGCGGCAGTGATGGCGTTGGTCGTGTTGCCGAGCACATGCAAAAGCCCGAGGTCGTAGAACCCCATCCCAGGGATGAACGTGTATTTCACGAAGTTCTGGCGCGACTCAGGAAGCTCTTTAGTGTCCTCGTCGTAGTTCCGAACAATCGACAACACCTGACGGCTGCTCACGTCAATCGTGACACGGTAAGGGATCTCGAGCCCAGTCTCTTGGCCCTTGAGGGTGTGTTCGAAACCAACAATGTCCAGCTCGCAATAGCATTCGTAAATCTCGCGATCACGATCGTCGGGGTTCATCTGGTTTGCGGCGATGCCCTGCTGCGCTTTCATCTCGAGCTGCGCAGAGTCGAGGCTGACTTGTTTCGGGGTGCTCAGGGCGATGTCTTTGTAAGCTCCCAGGATCTGCATCCGCTTCACTGTCGATGGCCGCATGTAGATGCGGTGCGTCGCACGGCTCGCGTTGGACAAATCGGTCGCAGCGTTGTTGACAATGAGGTCGTCCGCATCGACCGACTCACTCACAGGTCGGTTCCGCAACGGACAGAAGTAAACCTTCTTGAATGAGGTGCCGCCGAACCCAAGCATGAACAGCATGCGGTCGGTGTCGGGGTAGTATTCCCGTGCAGTGCTGGTCAAATAATGGTTCAGGTCTTTTTCGAGATCGTTGGCCAACGTGTCGGAGTCGAGGGTTGCGTTATTGTTGTCCTCGCGAACCTTCACTGGGCCGTCCGTGGGCAACAGCTCGGAGCGTGCGTTGGCCTGAAACCGGAGCACTGCCTCGAGCAACAGGGGATGACGCACCTTGCTCATGCCTTCGACCGGAGCACCGTCCGCCGCACCTGAGATTCCAGGGAGCTCAATCCTCAGCCCGAGGAGTTTGATGCCCTGAGCACGATCCTCGATCCACTCCTTGCGGGAGTCGAGGTCGTCATTGATGCCCTTCAACAACTCCTCGGAGATGCGGCTCAACTCGTTTTCGCCGATCTGATCAACGAGGTTGTCGAACCAACCCGCTGGCCCTTCATCCTCGGACTTGCCGAGCGGCGCACCGTCCAACGTCAACGTGATCGAGCCATCGTCATGCTCAATGGTCAAAAGGTTGCCCTTTTCATCCATGGTCGGTTTGTCGCCGCCTTCTTCCGCCAACTCGATCACGATGTCATCCTGCGGAGCACCAATTGGCGGCTCTTCAGCAGGGAGACGGAGGTTGGGGCTTAGTCCTGGGAGCAATGCCATTGTTCAGTTCCTTCAAACAGCATAAAGCGGTGGAGGTGAAGCACCTTGATGCTGGCGGCTTCGTTCGTTGTCGTCCTGAGCTTCTTCGGGTCGCTGTATCATGCCTGTTCTTCTCAAATAACGCAAGGCCATTGAGATGGTGTCAACAAGATCATCGTGCTTGGCTTTTGGGAAGCTGACAGCTTGGGTGATGACTTGATCTGCCCAGCTTTTGTCGGGTGCATAAATCAGCCCCTCCGAGAAGAAATGCTGAATGGAATAGAGCCTTGCGGTCTTGTCGATGGACTTCGGGTCGTCGAGAATGACTTGGAAACCCTTGTGGGAATACAATCGCCTCAGCTCCTGCGCAACGGGATAACCCGCCGCCTTGTTCTCGATCAGGATGGTGTCGACTTTGAAACGTTGGACAGTTTGCGCCACCTTCTGCACGGAGTCCGCCAACTCGAGCCGCTCCTGCCACGCATAGATCAGCATGACCTTTGGGTGCGGCTGTTTGTAGGTCCGCTCCATCATGAACCCTTTGCCTGTGCGGTCGAGAGAGCGTGATGCCTCGGCAACCGGATCCTCGGAGAACACTCCCCACACCGTCATTGCGGTGAAGTCGTTCTCGGTTTTCAGGGTGTAGGCCGTGTCGAGGCTGGCAATGATGTAATCGAAAGATGGGAAGTTGTCATTGTCCCAGAGCTGCCACCAATCGCGCTTGATGATGCCGCCATCGGCAGGTGTTGGGGTTTGCTGGAATTGGCCGGAAACAGCGAACGTTCCCATGGTGCGTTTGTCACGCTCCACAACGTGCTTGGGGAAGCGTTCAGGGAACAGAAGCTCGCCAAGGGCTTCCCGAGGATCTTCGGCTCCCAGGAGCGTTGGAAAGGCTCTGGAGGGATCGTATTCCATCGGCAGCATGATGTGGTCGTAGCCCAGCTGCTTGGAGAGGATGATGCCACTGACATCTTCCTCATGCAGACGCTGCATGATGACCACGATGGCTGACTTGTCAGGGTTGTTCAAACGTGTCGGGACAGCGGTTTCGAATGTGTTCACGGTCGACTGACGCATCTGATCCGAGTGCGCAGAGTCCACGGAGTGTGGATCGTCGATGATGACCCTGTCGCCACGAGCTCCGGTCATGCCTTCGAACGCGACAGCCTGACGGAAACCAGTTTTTGCATTCTCGAACTTGGTTTTTGCGTTCTGGTCGCCTGTCAGCTTGACACGGTCGCCCCAACGCTTTTGATACCATTCGGATTGGATCAATCGGCGCATCTTCGTCGAGTCGCGAATGGCGAGGTCGAGGCTGTGCGATGCACAAACATACCTCAGGTGCGGCATATTGCGCGGCCCCCACTCCCAAGCTGGCCAGAACACATTGGTCAACAAGGACTTCATCGCTCCTGGAGGAACGTTGATCAACAGACGATTGTAGTATTGCTCGTCGTCGAGCATCAACTCGTCAGTGATCGCAGTCAAATGGTCCGCAATCAGGTCGATGTGCCAGTTGTGGGAATAGGGCTGTCCAGGTTCCACAACGTGCCATGCGGCCTTGATGAACTCAACGAAGCTCTCTTCGCAATCGGCCTTCTCAATCTCAACCAACAGCTGTTCTGCTGAAAAGCTGTCCAACAACTCGCCAATGTCAAATGATGCGTGCTTCATTCGGCGTTCGGCTTCAGGTCAATTTGCTTCATGATGGCTTGACGCAGCTGATCCCGAACTTGGCTCGGGATTGCGGTGAAGTCGATCTTTTGCTTGATGTCGACGGTTGCGTAGGTTTCCTGCAACACACGCAAGCCGTATTTCTTCGGTGCGAGCTTCTCGTTGTGGTATTTCCGAGCATCATTGATGTTGCGTGCTTTGGCCGGATTGTTCTCGGTTTCAGCAACGTCGATCATGATTTCAACGTTCACGTCTGCTCGGATCTCAATAGCTCGCGCGTACTGTTTTTCGAGCATTGGGTCTTGCGACACATACCACAAAAATGTTGCAGGAGATGGAAAACTCTCTTTTGAGTCACGACACACTCGGATCAAGCTCTCGCCTTCAGATATACGCTTGATTATTGCGAGCAACGCTTCAGTGCGGACTTCTTCATCCGACCACACACTTTTTCGAGTTTGAATTGGAGTCAAAGTTCTTGGCATAATTCCCTCACCAATAAGACAAGGGAATTATGCCTGATAATTCAGAAACAGCAAATCGAAAAAATCAAAGTCCTATTCCCAATCGAAATTCCAACCAACTCCACAAAAAAGAGTCAAAATCATCCACCGGAATCTCGAACAATGATTTGGCCATAACAGGCGACTTCAGCCCAGCTCCTGCTTTGCCGTAACAAAAGAAAATCCTCGTCGGAGTTTTGCCCTCGCCAACACCCACCATGAACAAACTCATGCCTCCTGCATCCGAGAACTTATCATGCCAGTTGATCTGAGATGCACGAACATCTTTTGTCTTCAACACCTCCCCCATCAAAACACCAACCTTCAACTCAATCGGCACCAACGCTCCCCGCACCATAACTTGAATATCCGGAATGCCAATCGTCGCTCCTCTGCGAGGCTCGTAACTATTCAACCAACCAGACCAATTTTTCTTGATCCACAACTTAAATTGACGCTCTAACATGACTTACCTTTCGTTCCCGTTCCGTTCTCCAGTTACCGTTTCCGTTTTAATCCTTATTTCAGCTACTCCCCTCCTTTCTCTCTCTCTCTCTTAATAGAGTCAC